AAATGAGTTTTTTCTATACTTCAAAATACTTGAAAGTATAGTGTTTATGCGGATAATCGAAAATTAGATATAAAATTTTTATTAATGTTAGAAGAATTAGAAGAAAAAGAAGTGGCAAAGGTATATGAGTATACTCAACGGATTTGGATAAATTCCACAGATGAAAAGAGCGATTAATTTCGCTCTTTTTTAGTTTGGAAACCATTGAATTTCTTTAAATGTTGGTGCTTCATCAGTGTTTCCTGTCCAATCACAAGTAATGACAAAGCCAAGTTTCTTATCATCTACATATGCGTATCCTTTTACCGCATATGAATTATCTTGTTTAATCCAATCGAAATTTGAGATTTTATCCAATTCAGATATTTTGAAATCCGAATGAATTGCGATTGCCATGTCTACCCAATCATATAAAGCTTCTTTTTCTGCTGGCGTCATAATAACAGTTCTAGGCATTCTAGTAACTGAACCATTTTCGTAGAATACTGTTTCATCCTTTTTAACAGTGCTTACAGTATCATCTTTAATATTAAAGGTAATATCAGTGTCTATATATTTAATTGTGCAAGAATCCTCATCTAAATGAGTGATATGAAGCTTTGATTTTTTAATTCCTAGTTCTTTAGCAACAGATACAATTGACTTTACCTCTTTTTCCGGTACTTCCCAATTTTCTGCAATCTCTTCTGTATATGTAAGCTTTTTTTGTGGCTCACTAGGTGTAATTGCGATGATTGCATAAAAAACAACAATAACAATAGCACACCACATTAATATCTTTTTCTTCTTACTTCCACCTTTTTCAATAGGTGGTGTTTTAGTTTTGTTCCGCATTGTCTAATTCCTTAATGATTCCATAAATGAAATCTAATAACCTTTCTTTCGTTTCTTCGCTTGATTTTAAGTAAGCCTTGATAAGTGGTTTTTGTTTTGGGTTGATTTGGTATTCTTCTATGAGTTCGTCAATCGTGTTATCCGGTACATCCAAGAACATATCTCCAATTCCTTCAGTAAGCCAAAAATAATCGGCATTAAATGTTCTACAGATGTTTTTAAGAATGTAATCATTCATGTTTCTAACGCCACTTTCATAGCTTGCAACAGAATTTCTAGAAACACCAATTCTTGAACCAAACTCTGTTTGAGTTAAATTTAATGCATTCCTTAACTCTTTTACTCTTTCTCCTGTAGTCAAAAGTTTAACCTCCTTTATTTCATTTTATCATTAAAAAAATAAATGTACACAAAAATTACAATTTATGCTTGTAAATGTACACAATGTGTTGTATACTATACACGTAAGTTACAAAACATTACAAAACATTACAAAACATGGAGGACACAAGAAATGAAATCAAAAGAAGAAATTAGAAAAAGACAACAAGAATATAAAGACAAAATGTTCAATAAATTCAGTAATGAATTTACAAGAAAGATTATTCTTCAAAAGCAAAATCAAATGCTTAGAGAAGAAATAGAAAGATTAAAAGCTAATCAATAAGGAGGATGAAGTAAATGAACAAAATTGATTACTCAACACAACCAAAAGAAAAAGGCATAGACAATTATATTTGGGTGTTAGAAACAAAGATTAAGCTTGCAGAAAACGACATTGAAGCATTAAAGAAAGATTTAATTCTAGATGTTAATGAGGATAAATTTGAAAAGCTTCAATATTATAGCTTTGAATTAAACAGATTAAAAACAATCAAGAAAGAATTAAGAAATTCTTTAACTATCTTAAGAGTAAATTTAAAAAAAGATTTGGATTAACAAGGAGGGCACAAGAAATGACAAACGAAGAAATCATCCAAAACACAAAGAAACAATTAGGAATGGGAGAGTTTGAACCTCTCCACACATTCCAAAAATGGAAAGAAATGGGATTCAAAGTTAAGAAAGGTGAGCATGCAGTAACTTGTACAAAGTTATGGAAGCCTAAACAAAAGAAGTATACAGATACAAACGGAGAAGAAAAAGTTGAAAACAATTTCTTCTTAACAAAAGCTTACTTATTCAAACTGAATCAAGTTGAGCGAATTAATCAAAATGCAGAACCATTAATGAATTAGAAAGAGGAACAGGAAATGAAATCATTGTATATAAACGATTCTTATAAAGGGAAATGTTACAAATTGAGAACAGACGATTTATTACTTTATTTATATGTTGATGAACGAGTTATAGCAATCCCATTGAAATATGATGTGAGTATAAAAGAAACAGACAATCGTATTGATATTAAAGTATGTCGAAACTAGCCAATAGGCTAGTCTGCTAGAGTTGACCTACTAGCACTGATGATGACAGGTCATGGAGGTGAAACAATACTAGACAAGAGAATTTTTGAAGCCTTAAGCGAATTGCAAAAGAAAGGCTATGAGCTTTCAGAATTTCATCAAGGGTATATCGCTTGTATCTTAGATGAATCGAAAAGAGGTGAGAAACGTGACTAGAACGTATCATGTAACCTTCGATGTGACTGCAAATGTCACATTCGAAGTTGAAGCACATGATGAAGTTGAAGCGCAAGAAATTGCTAATCAACTGAATGTTAGAGATTTGGATGAAGTAAATAAAATCAATACTTGTGAATCTAGAATGGAGGTGTATGCGTGTGATTATTAATTACAAAGCTTTATTAGATAAAGATGACTTAATTTCATTGTTTGAATGGGGTGATTTATCAATAGGAGGGCAACGAAACAATGCGAATAAGGTTATGAAATCAATTCGTGAGCAGTACAAGAAAGACAATGGAATTGATTGGAAAGATACATTTATTTATAGAAATATATCACAAAATGTAATCCCTACAGAAACATTCTTAAAATGTTGTCCGGAATTTAGAAAATCATTTAGGAGATAAGAAATGCAAGATATAAGAATGAACAGTATTCAAGATGAAGAAATGGAGTTAAGCATTTATCCATTTAATCCAAAACGAATACATTTAAGCAAAGAAGAAAAAGAGATACGCAGAGAAAAAAGGTATCAAAAAAGAATCACAAATTGCGTGAATGTAATTCTAATTACAACAATCGTGATTCTACTTATTTCAATAGCTTGTTTGGGTAAATCGTATGCAATGTTATTTCTATAAAAAAGAGGTGCGCACTCGACAAAGCACGCACACACAAGAAATGACGTTCTTAAAATAAGAACACATACATTATAGCAGATTAAAAGGAGAAACGGAAGATGGAAGAAAAGAAAAACATTTATGAGAAACTTTCATTAATTCAGAATGAAATGAAAGTGGGGAAAAACAATTACAACAAATTCGGGAAATACAACTATCGTTCTGCCGAAGATATTCTTGCAGAAGCTAAAAAAATTTGTTGTAAGCATAGAACGACTTTAATTCTTACAGATGACATTAAAGTTGCAGGAGATAGATATTACGTTGTAGCAAGCGCAACATTAATGGATTGGGATTCGATTGCAACGGTACAGGTTACTGCAATGGCTAGAGAAGAAGAAAATAAAAAAGGAATGGACGCTTCACAAGTTACAGGAAGTTGTTCATCGTACGCAAGAAAGTATGCGTTAAATGGTTTATTCAACTTAGATGACACAAAAGACGCAGATACAGATGAACAACATGAAGTCGTTCAAAACGCACAAACAAAACAACAGAAAGCCGAAAACAATGACAAGTTAGATGAAATTCGTATGCGTTGTTTTAAAGCACAGAACGAATTACAGAAGTTAGGAATTGATACACATTCAGAAGCGTTTTGTGAACATTTAAAAGCCGAATATAAAATCAGTTCACAAGATATTCCTAATCTAAATGGAAACGGTCTAGTGGCATTAATTAAAGCATACGGAGCTATTTACAAAGAAAATGCGAAAGCATAAGGAGGAAAGAAAAATGGAATTAGTAAACGTAACAAATGGACAAATTGAAATTCAACAGGAAGCATTAAGCAAATTAAAATCATTTCAAGAATACAAAAAGGAAATGGACAAATTAGAAAAAGATATTAAGAAAAATATCTTAGAAGCTATGGAAAATAACGGTATCAAATCATTTGAAAATGATGTTGTGAAAATTGCATATGTAGAACCATACACAAGAACAACTATTGATACAAAATTAGTAAATGAATTAGGTCTTATGCACCAATTATCAAAGGAAACACCAGTTAAATCTAGTGTTAAGGTAACTTGGAAATAAAACGAGATAAGTCAATCTTACAAAAAGATATGTCTAAATGCTATGTATGTGGTTCAACTTTAGATTTACATACACATGAGATTTATTTCGGCACTGCAAATAGAAAAAAGTCTATTGAGCATGGTTGTTATGTACGTTTATGTGCTAGACATCACAACATGAGCAGTGAAGGAGTACATTTCAATCACAAATTAGACATGAAGCTTAAAAAGGAATGCCAACAGGCATTTGAAGAAGAACACACAAGAAATGAATTTATGAAGATATTTCATAAGAATTATTTGTAGGAGGTAAATATGCATTCATACAATGTTATCACGAATCAAGAATCATACCCTAGAGAAATATATTTTTCTCAAGCTAAAAGAATCGAAGAGCTTGAGAATTATATTATGGATGAAAACTTTAATCCGTACCAAGATTCATGGACGGATGTTAAGAAAATGGAAGAATTGGGAATCACAGAAGAACAAAAGGAATTGTTCAGACTTCAGAAATTTGAAGAAATGGAGCGAATTCCATTTTGAAAACAAAGTTGATTGGCAATTACTTAAGAAAATCTAGAAATGAGGATGGAAACCTAGAAATAACATTTGAATTAACTGAGCCAATATACGAATCATACGCTCAGACACTTGAAAAAGGGGCATATAGCGTGATTATAGATTCGGTTAAACATTTACGTACGAATGAACAAAATCGGCTTATGTGGCATTTAATAAAGGAAATATGCAGTAATGAAAACGCAAGTTATAACGATACATGGGATATGTACTGCGAATTTCTAAGAATGGCAAAGCAAAAGTATACATATGTATCAGTTTTAAAAGATGGCGTTGATTCGTTGGCTCAAGCTCATGGAGTTAGAGCGGTACAAATATTGGGCACTGAGATAAGAGACAATGGAAATGAATTTGTGAATTGTAGATTGTTTCTAGGCTCATCACAAATGGACACAAAGCAAATGGGGATATTAATTGACTGCATACTAGATTATGCAGAACAATTAGGAATCAGTACTCAATATTATTTAGATAAAGGAATCAAGGTGGAAGAAAATAAAATTTGTAATTAAAGGAAAACTAGATGGATTAAATGAATATATTAGAGCTTGCAGAGCAAATCGTTACAAGGGAGCAGAAATGGTAAAAAAGAACGAGCGTCTTGTAATTGCTTATATCTTACAGGCAGTGAATTTCGGTGAAGTTTACGAAGTTAAAAACTACCCAATTAAATTAAATATTAATTGGTATGAACAAGACAACAGAAGGGATATAGACAACATAACATTTGCAACTAAATTCATTCAAGATTCATTAGTTAGAACAGGAATTTTAGAAGATGATTCACGTAAATACATTAATCAAGTGAATCATACAGTATTCACAGATAAAAAAAATCCAAGGATAGAGGTAGAAATTCTAGGGGGTGATTAGAATAGCAGAACTAAAGAAAAGCCTACAAAGTGGGTATACACACGTTAACAATGAGATATTTCACGATAGAGAACTATCTTATAAAGCAAAAGGCTTGTTTTGCCAAATGTTAAGCCTTCCGGACAATTGGGACTTTAAGGAAAACAGTATTAAAGCATTAGCTACAGATGGAATATCAAGTGTTCGGTCCGGTTTAAAAGAATTAATGAATAAAGGATATTTAATTCGTGAACCTATTAGAGAAGGTAATTTAATCGTTGATTGGCAATATACATTAATAGACAGTCCTCGGAATTTAGAAAATCTAAAAATAGAAAATCTAAAAATAGAAAATCTAAAATTAGAAAATCTAAACCATATTAAATTAAATAATAATTCAACTAAAAATGAATTAAATAAAAATAATATTAATGTATGTACGCACAAACACAAATATGGTGAATATTCACACGTGTTACTTACAGATAAAGAACACACACACCTATTAGATTTATATGGTGATTCATTAGATGAACATATAAAGATATTAGATGAATATATTGAAACGAGTGGAAAGAAATACAAGAACCATTCACTAGTACTACAAAAATGGGTACATGATGAATGGACTAAAAGAAATAAGAATAAGCCTGTTAGACTAGATTCGAAATTCTATGTACAAGAAAGCAATCAATCGTATGCAGATGTGCATAAGGAAATGGAACGAGTGAGAAGGGAAATATTAGGAGCATAGAAAGGGAGTAAATAGGTATGTCATACAATTTTGAAGTAAGAGCGATTACTACTTTATACGGATATGTTGAAGCAGATTCAAAAGAAGAAGCAATGCAACGCATTAAAGATATGAATGTAGATTACATGGATATAAATGATGAGAACCTAGGTGATATGGATATGTCATCAGTGAAGCTAACGAAAACGGAGGATTAAATGATTAATTGGATTTGTGGAGCTATATGTGGAAGTGGTGCAACACTTCTTCTATATAGCCTATTAGTTGGAAAAAGGATTCAAGAAGAACAAGACAAAGCTTGTAAATGTATTTTCAAGTATGAAGAATACAGAAGAAGAATCAGAACGCTTGAATATCAAAACAAAGAGCTAGAAAAAAGAATCGTAGAATTACAAACGAAGCACGGTGAAGTCGTAAGCGTTGAATATTATTCGGATTTTGATGAGGTGAAATAAATGGATTACTTAAAGCCAAAAAAAGAAGAAAAATGTAATAAATGCAAATATGAATATTTATCAGAATGTGAACATCCTTGTATCGTGTGCAGATGGAAAGTTAAAGAGAGAGGTTTAGCTTTTTTTGGAAAGTTGAGTTATTTCGAACCTAAAGAAGAAAAAAATGATGATGAAATCGACATGGTCAATCATCCTCAACATTACAACAGAGATGGAGCAATGGAGTGTATTGATGAAATGATAGCAGTATTTGGAAAAGATATTGTCGCTTGTTTCTGCTTGTGCAATGTATGGAAATATAGATACAGAGCTTCAGATAAAGGACATGAAGAGGACTTATCTAAATCTGACTATTATATGGCTAAGTATAAGGAATTAATTACGGAACGCAGTGTATTAGGCTTGAAAGATGTTAAACAAGCTATAAATGAGCTTAAAGAGGAATTGAGGGCATATGAATAAAAGATACGAATACAACGGAAAGATTTATTGCGAAGATGATTTATCGGAATCTATAGATAACTATGGCGGTGAATTATATGACTTGTATTGGGAATTATCGCATGACCATCTAGCGTGTGATGTGACTTATTATTATGCAACGGATGGAGAAAATGATTATGAAACTGCTGAAGAATTAATAGAATCAGAATTTAGTAATTTAGAGGTAAAAGAAAATGAATGAATACGAAGAAGCAATCGAAACAATAAACAATGAAATTCTTTTGTGTTATGGAGAAGAAACGGTTGGAGATTATGAATCAGATACAGACGATTTATATAATGCTTTCGATTCGCTAAAAAAATTAGCGAGCAAAGAAACACCTAAGAAACCTATTGACATTGAATTTGGCCCATGTGGCGATTTGATGTTATGTTGTCCAACTTGCAAGCATGGAGTTGTTCCAATTCCAACATATCATGGGAATAAATATTACCCTCGTTGTCCTTTTTGTGGGCAGAAGTTAGAAGGAGAAGAAAATGAATAAATATCAAAAAGCTATTGAAGTAATAGATACATTACTTCACTTAATGTGTGGAGAAGAAAGAGAAGATGGATATAAGCCGACTATGGAAGAAATGTCTAATTCTATGGATTGGTTAAAAGATTTAGCTAATAAAGCAGAATCATTTGAATGGATTCCTGTTTCTGAAAAGCTTCCAAATGAGCATGATAGTGTATTTGCTAAATCGTATGGAACAGATAAATGGAACAATATGTTTTGGAGAACAACATCAAATAGAGTGATTGCAACAATTAAATATAATGACGGTACGGTAATTGTTAAAGAGGCATTTACTCATGATGGGGAATGGACTGTCGAGAAGAAAAACATAAACTGTAAAGTTATAGCATGGATGCCATTACCAAATCCATACAAGGAGAAAGAAAATGAATAGTAAGCACGCAGATAGATGGGAAGAATTACGCCAAAAAAATCCACGTCTAGCAATGGAATATTTAAGAATTTACACCACTATGGAGAAAGCTCAAAAGCATTTTAATAATTTTAAAAAAGATTGTAACGATTGGCTAGATAATATTTATAAGGATGGAGTGAAAGAAAATGATTAATGTAGCAGTAATAGCAGGGCACTTAACTAAAGATGTTGAACTATCAAAAACACAAAACGGAAATAGCGTAGCAAAGTTTACGGTAGCAGTAAATGGATACAATGATACTACAGATTTTATTAATTGTGTAGCATGGAATAAATTGGCAGATATTGTAAATATGTATTGCAAGAAAGGCGATTTAGTTACGGTTGAAGGAAGAATCAGTGTTAGAAATTATGAGAATCAACAAGGACAAAGAATTTATATCACTGAAGTGGTGGCTAGTAACGTGCAATTACCGCCTAAAAACGTTTCTAATGGGCAAAATTTCAGTTCTAATGTAAATGCATATCAATATCCAAACCAAGCAAATAGCAACGCTTACGGCGTTCAAAACACATATACGCAACCTAGCTTAACACAACAAATTGCACAACAAGAATATAATGGTGGAAGTGATTTAGAAATTGCTTCAGATGATTTACCATTCTAGGAGGTGGCTTTAATAGAAATGAATTATGAAGAAAGGATTAAAGATTTAATTTCTAAAAACAACAGATTAGGAAGGACGAATATTCAGTTAATTCAAAAGATTAAAGAAAAAGATGAAACAATACACAATCAAACTTTAGAATTGAGGCAATTAAGAAATAAAGTTGGTGAATTAGAAGATAGATTGATGAGGATGTATGTATCATGAGCACATATGAAGATGTTAAAAGACACTTCTTGTGTGAATGTAAAAGCTACACTTATTATGAGCAGAGAATAGCAGAGCTACAAAGGGATGAAGCTATTTATCCTTTAAAAGCCGAGCTATTCTTAGCTCATGCAGATTATGCAAGAAGAATGAATTATGTAAAAGACAAATTAAGCCAACTTGATGATACAACTCGAACAATGATTGAGTATAGATATATAAAAGGATTCAGTGCAGAAAAGACATCTAATATTGTAGGTTATGCAAGAGAAGAAATCCCAAGAAAGATAAACAAGAATTTAAAGAAAGTGCTCACAATGTGAGCATTTTTTCATGTAATAATTGTTTTAGCAGGATAGAGCAGTAGTAGCTCACTAGTCTTATTAGCTAGAGGTCGAATGGTGCAAATCCTTCTCCTGCAACCATGATTACAAAGCCTATCAGTAAGTCCTTCCCAAATTAGATATTAAATACCAACAATGGCATACAATTAGGCTTTTATATTACCGAGCGTTTGTCTCGGTTCTTTTAATAATAAGGAGGAGAATATGGGTTCAAAAGAATTTCAAGAATTAGCAATGAATGCAGTATTTCAAGTGAATCCAAATATTGCAATCAGTGAAATGTTCGTTGTATGGATGGTTAAAGTGCTTCAAAACAATAAAGCATTGATTAGTGCTCAAAGTACAGACAATTACTATGAGGTAACGTATAACGGCGATAAAAAGGAATTATACGTTGATGAATACATAAAGAATACAAATACTTGTTTAAACGTAAATGACGCTCTATGAGTTTAAAAGGAGGGAGAATAATGAACATTGTTGAAAAAAGATTAAATGAGCTAAAACCTTATGAGAATAACCCTAGAATCAATGATGGAGCAGTGAAATTTGTTAAAAAATTCTATTGAGGAATTCGGTTTCAAAGTCCCTATTGTTATTGATAAAAATGGAGTGATTGTTGCAGGTCATACACGATATAAAGCTAGTCAAGAATTAGGCTTAGAAACTGTTCCTTGCGTGGTTGCAGATGATTTAACAGATGAGCAAGTAAAAGCATTTAGAATTGCAGATAATAAAACGGCAGAAAAAGCTTCATGGGATTTAGACGCATTAAAGACAGAAATGGAAGAGCTAGAAGAAATTGACGGAATCGATATGAGAGATTTTGGATTCGGCGATTTTGAAATTAGTGCACTAACTGAGGATATGGAAGCAGAAGGATACGATAATGAGCTTATGGACGCATTTAGCGAACATTCAGAAGAAATGCTAAAAAAACAACGTGTAATCATTACATATGAAACAGAGGAAGAACAACTATTCTTAGAGAAACTTTTACAGGTAACTGAATTAAAAGTGTGCTACGACATCAAGGAATTAATGCATGAATAATATCTATTATGCAATAGCTTAATTATTAAAAGAAAATGGAGGATATAAGGTGAATAAAATTAGTGAGACTTATCAATCACCAAGATGGACAGGAGAAATCGCAGATTGCTCATTACCAGTAACATTTGATACATATTCCAACTGTTCATTTGGATGTGTTTATTGTTTTAGCCAATATCAAAGAGGCATTGGTGCAAGTAAAGAAGCATATCTTAATAAAGATGTGAAATGTATCAATGTTGAGAAGTGTAAAAAGATTTTCAGTGGAGAAGATACAAAATCACAATTCTATAAATACATTAAAGACAGACGTCCTATTCAATATGGTGGATTATCAGACCAATTCGACGGATACGAAAAGAAATATGGTAAAACCTATGAAATGCTCAAGTATTTGAAATCTATTAACTATCCTATTTGTTTTAGCACGAAATCGGCATGGGTATTTAACGACCCTAAATATCAAGAATTATTCAAAGGTGCAGATAATTGGAATGTTAAGTTTAGTATCATCACACTAGATGAAGAGGACGCAAGAAAAATTGAAGTAGGTGTACCAAGTCCAAGAAAAAGACTTGAAGCAATGAAAAAATATACTGAATTATCAAAAGGTGGTGCAACTTTAAGGTTACGTCCATTTATTGTAGGAGTTTCAGATAAAACCTATCTAGATTTAATTAGAGAAGCCAAAAAGGCAGGAGCAACGGCAGTTACTACGGAGTTCTTTTGCTTAGAAATGCGCTCTATTAAACAAGCTAAGGAGCATTATGATGTGATTAGTGAATGTGCAGGATTTGATATTGTAGATTTCTATCGAAAACATTCAAATGGAAGTGGATATTTAAGACTTAACAGAAAAGTAAAGGCTAAATACATTCAAAAGATGAAAGAGTTATGTGATGAATTAGGCATGAGATTCTATGTATCAGACGCACACTTTAAAGAATGCTCGAATAACTGTTGTTGTTGCGCATTAGACAAGAATTGGGATTACTCAAGAGGAAACTTTAGTGGAGCTTTACAAATTGCAAAGAAACATGGAAGAGTACATTGGAAAGATATTGAAAAGGATATGTACTTCTTAGACTTTGAACGTAACAAAGCAATTGGCTTTAATACAAATACATCAGAAACTAGAGCAAAATATGCAGGAATGACAATGAAGGATTATCTGCATTATTTATGGAATTCACCAAAAGCAGGACAATCACCTTACAAGATTTTTGAGAAAGTCTTAAAGCCTGTAGGATTTGATGAAAATAATGACATCATTTATGAATACGATAATTCAGTAACATTCTTAAAAAGAACAGAGGAGATTACAGAACTTGAAACAGAAGAAGCAAGACATGTCTAGAGAAGAACATTTACGCCAAATGAAAAGCGTTGAAGAAGAATTAGAAAACACGACATCAGAATACAGAAAAAGAGATTTAAGAAAAAGATTGCAAAGGCTTAAAAAGCAATTGAATCAATATGATTGTTATAGGGGGTATTAAAATAGCAGAGAAACACGCAGGAGGACGTCCAAGGATAAAGATTGATTATGAAGCAGTTGAAAAGCTTGCTTCTATTGGATGTACTCAAGAAGAAATTGCAGATTTTCTAGGATGTTCAGTAAGAACATTATTAAGAAATAAAAAGTTTTGTCAGACATATAAAAGAGGTATAAGCCACTCAAAAAGAAGTTTAAGACGTATGCAGTTTGACAAAGCGTCAAAAGGGAATACGACCATGCTTATTTGGTTAGGTAAACAAATGCTTGGACAGAGAGAAAAGGTTGAACAAACAATGACACACGAGATTGAGGACCTAACACCTTTGGCAGATTTATTGAAATGATGACTAGAACGATTCCGTGGGGGAAATTTTCAGATAAACATAAGAACTATATTAAGACCGCCCTAAATTACAAACAAAGTGTAGCAGAAGGAGCGGTACGAAGTGGCAAGACGATTGACCACTGCATAATCTTTTCAATGTATTTGGAAACATGTGAAGATAAAATACATTTAGCGAGTGGGTCAAGCTTACCGAATGCAAAATTAAATATAGGTGACTGCAATGGTTTCGGCTTAGAGCATATCTTTCGTGGACGGTGTCGTTGGGGTAAATACAAATCAAACGAAGCGTTATTTGTCCAAACAAAGGCAGGCGAAAAGATTGTTATATTTACAGGTGGTGGGAAGTCCGATTCATATAAAAGCATATTAGGTAACTCATATGGTGGATGGATTGCCACCGAAATAAATGAGCATTACGATTGTGAGGATTCTAGAACAAGCTTTATCAAGGTAGCAATGGCAAGACAGATTGCTAGTGTACATCCATTTACATTATGGGATTTAAACCCATCAAACCCAAACGCAGACATTTATAAGAATTACATAGATAAATTCATGGGATTAGATTGGTACAGATATGAGCACTTCAATATTTTCGACAATGCTACAATGAGCCAAGAAAGAATCGAAGAAATCCAAAACAAATATGACATGAATTCAGTATGGTACAAGCGAGATATTCTAGGGGAAAGAATGGTTGCCGAAGGACTTGTATTCCCTTATTTTGCTAATGACTGCAAGCCTTACCTATTCAAATATCAGAGTCTAAAAGAAAAGATGAAGGAAGAAGGTAAACGGTTTAGTCATTTAATCATAGGTGTTGACTTTGGAGACAATGGCTCGAAATATTCATGGCATTTAACAGGGTTTACAAATGATTGGGATTATATGTGGGCACTTGATGAAGGAGACATGGCAAAATCTAATTCCATAGACGCAACAAAGTTCTGCAAAGCGTTTGTAAGGTTCTATAAGCGTTGTATTGAATGTTACGGATATGTGGAATGGATATTTCCGGACAGTGCTTCTAATACATTAATTAACACGCTTAGAGCTTATTTTTACGCCGAAGGATTAGACGGAAGTATAATTGCACCAGTTAAGAAGAATGAGCTTGCAGACCGTCCTATAACGGTTGATAGCTTACTTGTTACAGGGCGATTAAAGATAGAAGAACATTGTAAGAACTTAATAAACGCATTGAGCGAATTAGTATGGGATGAGAAGAAAGACATTCCAAAAGATGAGAACGTAAACAATATAAATGATGATTGGGATTCGTTCTGCTATACATTTATCACACATAGTGGATATATAGATTTAAGGAGGTAAGAAATAGAAACATCTAACACACGTAATCCGTGGTTTCAGAATTACCTAAACGATAGAGGGTATTATGTAGATACAAACGCAATTGAGATTATTGAATTGTGTAATAAGTGGTATACAAATACCGAAACAGAATTTCATACGGCATACACCTTGAACAATGAGGAATACACGCTAGACAAGACAGATTTTGCAAAGCGTTTATGCGAGGATGATGCAAACCTTATTGAAATCTTGGATATAAACGCAACAGAGGACAGTACAACAAATGATATTATTTCAGACATTCTAACAAAGAATAGATTTGATGTAATGTACAGAAAACAAGTTGAGCAAATGTCTGCAAACGGAACAGTAGGTGCTTATGTAACGGTATCAAATGCCGAGATTTATGAAGATGGTACATTCAGTGGAGGAGAAATCAGAATCAACTATTGTGATTCAATGAATATCCTTCCATTGACTGTTATCAATGATGAAATCGTTGAGGTAGCTTTCGTTGGAGTAAATTATGAAAAATTAAAAAAAGTATATGTGATGGTCATGTTCTTAAAAGGGCAAGATGAAAGATATATTGCAGAAACACATTACTTTAAAGATACAGGCGAAGAAATAAAAGAGCGTGCTCAGATTGTTCAACTAGATGTTGTAAAGCCGTTTGCAATTATGAGAAATGCAAAGGTCAATAACTTACAAATGCAAGGGTACGGCTTACCGAAGATTTGGAGCGCAATCGCTCCACTAAAAACAATTGATTTAACAATGACAATGTGGAATCGTGATTTGTTGAAATCAGATAAAATCGTTCTTGTGAATGAAGCATTAATGCAGAAAGACGAGAATGGAAAGATTAAGATGAATCCACAAATGAAAAAGATATTTGTTCAGTTAGGTAGAGATAAGCTTCCGGAAGAAAAAGCTTTATGGCAAGAATATAATCCAACAGTAAGAACGGCAGAAGTTGTTCAATCACTAGAAACTGCGTTAAGTATCTTATCTATGATGTTTGGATTTGGTACAAAGAAATATACGTTTGAAAGTGGAAGAATCGTAACGGCTACAGAATATATCGGTGAGAATCAAGACGCAATGAAGGAAGTTAACTCACAACGTAAAGAATCTACTGCATATATTCAAGATATCATTCAAGCAATAGCGTACTTCTATGAATTGACACAAGGCAGAAAGCTTAATATCAATTCATTAGACATTGCTATTGATTATGATGATACATACATTGAAGATAAACAAAGCACTGCACAAGCGTTAAGGAATGACGCATTAACATTTGATATTCCAAGATTGAAGATTATGTATTTTATGAAGCAATACGGCTTTACTGAAGAAGAAGCAACGGAGTTATTAAATGAAGAAATTCAAGATGATGGAGAGGAGGATGAAGAAGAATAGCAACTACATATTTTCCATTCGTCTCAAGAAATGGCGATAGATTAGTACTATATGACGCTTTCAGAAGATTATTCTCAAGCTACTTTACGAATGGCGTATTCGTTGATGATTCTAGTTCGGACCATTTAAGAGTTGAGAAAGCTCAAGGCTTAACATTAACAGTTAAAGCAGGACGAGCAAATATTAATGGAGCGTTCTATTGGCAGAAAGATGACGAAACCATCACACTAGAAAAGAATAACGCAACTAAAAGTTACAATATCATTCTTAGATTGAATGATAATGACGCATACAGAAATATCACATTGATTGCTAGTGATATCAATGATGGAATCACAAGAAGTGATTCTATTTATGATTTAGTGTTAGCTACAGTTACGGTTACAGGCAATGCAAGTGAAGTAAAAGGTTCAGATATTACAGATACAAGACTAGATTCTACACGTTGTGGAGCAGTTACAAGCGCAATTAAAAGCGTACAATCGTTGGATTTGTTCACTCAAGTTACTGAGCTATTCAAAGAAATTAAGGCTCAGAATGAATCTGAAATGAACGCAAATAGAACGGAATTTAATGATTGGTTTGAAACTGTAAAAGATACGTTAGACGCAAATACGGCAGGAAAACTATCTAACAGAATTTCAAACATTGAAAAGATGATTATGGAGAATCACTTTACTACGATTCTATTAACCGAAGATGGAACGTTAGTAGATGAGAATGGGCATGAGATTCTAGCGGATTGGGCGTATGAAGTTGATGACGGTGAAGTAGGCAAAGATTGGTCTTACAAGGTGAAATCATGAGACAAGGAACAACACCAACAATTCAAATCACAATAAATGATATTGATTTAAATGAAATGCAGAATATCTATGTGGTATTTGAACAGAACGGATATATCTTGAAAAAAGAATCAAGTGATTTAGACATTGAAGGGAATGTCATTTCAGTATCGTTAAGCCAAGAAGAAACACTCAATTTCAAAGAAGGAACTTGCAACATTCAATTAAGAATGATTACAAAAGGAGGAGTTGCTATTGCTTCTCCTATCAAGACAACAAAGGTATATAGAGTATTGAATAAGGAAGTGATTACATGATTCTAATGCAAGATATTCAAATGAATATACAAGATGAATCAGACAAGCTTCAAATTGAAATCAATGAAGATAAAGAAACATTAACTTTAGGCTTAGATGAGAAGTTTGTTGAAGGTACAAGTGATTACAACAAGCTAAAGAACAAGCCTAAATTAAATGGTAATGAAATCATTGGAGAGGTTGAAGAAATAGACCCAACAGTTCCAACATGGGCTAAAGCAGAAACAAGACCGGTATATACTCCGGAAGATATTGGAGCTATGGCAGAAGGTTCTGTAACATCTGTATCAACAACCGAACTAGATGAATTATGGAATAGTCTATAGGAGGAAAAAGAATAGCTATTGAATATTTAGATAAGAGTGGATTGACGCTCTTAATCAGTAAAATTAAATCGGCGTTAGGTGGGAAAGTTGATGTTGAAATTGGTAAAGGCTTATCAACAAATGACTACACAAGCGCAGAAAAACAAAAGTTAAGTGGTATCGCAAATGGTGCTCAAGTGAACGTGATTGAGTCGGTAAAGGTAAATGGTACGAAGTTAACGCCAAGCTCAAAAGCCGTAGATGTTACAGTACCGACAAAGACATCGCAATTAACGAATGACAGTGGATATCAGTCGGCAACGAGCGTTGAGTCAATTATCACGGCTAAAGGGTATCAAACGCAATCACAAGTACAATCGTTGATTAATTCGGCAGTAGGTAATATTACATCAATTAGATATGAAAAGGTAACAAGCTTACCTGCTACAGGTTCAAATGGTGTTATTTATTTGGTTGCACATTCACATGGAACGCAAGATATTTATGATGAATATATTTGGTTATCAGAAACTAAAACATTTGAAAAGATTGGTAATACAGACATTGATTTATCGGCATATGTTAAGAAATCAGAATTAACGGCGATTACAACAAACGATTTAAACACAATGTGGGGTTAGCATATGTCTTTCGTATTCAAAGACAAAGCTTCTATTCAGTGGCTTGTCTCGAAAATAAAGTCTGTAACCATATCACATAACGCATTGAATCAAATGGTGATGAATAACCACTTTACTACAAATTTGAATGCTACAAGCGCTCAAGAATTAGTAGATGAAAAAGGAAATGCAATCCTAGCCGATTGGTCTTATGAAGTAGCAAGTGGAGAAGTCGGTAAGGATTGGAAATATAAAATTAAGGAGGAATAACATGGCAGGAAAACAAGTCACAGAATTAGACGCATTACCTAGTTTCACTGATAATAGCTTATTGCCTGTGCATAATGGCGCAGGATTGAAAAAAGGACTATTATCGCAATTAGTAAATTATCTAGGAAATAAATTCAGTAATCCAAATTTATTGATTAATCCGAACTTTATAATCAATCAAAGAGCAAAAAGTACTTACAGTTCGACAGGAGCAGGCGGAACTGTAGATAGATGGGTAGGAACAAATGTAAAAACAGTTGTTAACTCAGACAATACAGTAACTGTATCTTCCTTAAGTGGTACAGGATATTATACGCAACACGAAGAAAATATTTCATATGGGAAACATACGTATTCAATCTATGTTCAAGCAATCACAGGAACTGTAAAAGCTTTTTATAGAAGCAAAGATTCAAAAGATATCGAATTAGGAACATTAAAGCAAGGATTGAATACATTTACATCAGTTGATGATGGATTTAAAAGCTTTTTCTTGAGTATAGCAGGAGGTTCATCTGTAACTTTAAAATATGCAAAAGTAGAGCAAGGCGCAGTGGCAACTTCATTTATCGCTCCGAATTATGCAGAAGAAATTTTGAAGTGTCAAAGATTCTATGTAGTCCTAGAAAGTTCATTAGCCGGCTATGGAGCTAATAACGCTATATATATTCCTTTTGCAAGGGGCGTTTATATGCGAAATAGTCGAAATGTAATCTTTACAGGGGCTAACAAGCAAACTTTTCTTAGAGTTAACGGAACAGGTAAACAAATCTCGTTTAACACAACCAATGGTTATGCAAATAATCAATATGTACGTGTATATACAAACCCTGTAGATACATCATTAAACAATACTGCAATTGGTATAGATTTAAACGATGTGACAATAAGTGTAGACGCAGAAATCTATTAGGAGGAAACTATGAACAACGAATATAAAGTATACGTATCATTAGTGGATGGATATATCACATCTATTAATTCAAATATTTTCTTATCACAAGAAGAAATTCAAACAATGACAGAAATTGACAAAGGACAAGGTGATAAATACGCTCACGCACAAAGTCAATATCTAGAAAAAGAATTAGTCGATGAGCACGGAAGATATAACTATAAATTTGCAGAAGGTAAAGTGGTCGAGATTGCAGAAGCAGAAAAGCCAACAATTGAAGAACCAAAAGCGTTACCAACTGAGCAAGATAAGATTAATGCACAATTGATGTTACAAATTGCTCAATTAAAAGCACAAATGAATGGGGTGAAGTAGTATGAGTTACGAATTAATCAAATCATATTATGAGTTAGGCTTATTCACAAAGAGCGATTTGGAAATGTTTGCTTCTATCGGATGGATTACAGAAACTCAGAGAAAAGAATTAATTAAATAGGCTTTAAAAGCGTTTTAAAGGGCATTTAAGCCCTTTTTCTGTAGGGGGTATATAAATGTTAAGTGAAGAAGAAAAAAGGGAACAAGAACGTGAAAAAAGGCAAGAAGAAAGGAAACAAGAACGCCTACGAAAGCAAATTGAGAAAAGAAGAAAGCTTGAAGAAAGAGAAAGAAAAAGTGTAAAGCGTGCTAGTGTATTTGAATTAGGAATGATGATATTCGTATCTAATAAAATTCGTGAAGTGCTAGAAAAAAGCACCGAAGAAAATGCAAAATTTAATGAGATATTAGCAAAATCACTCGTAGATTTGCGTAAATTCACAAAAAAAGAATCAAAAAGCCTAAAAAAAGATGTAATTAAGGAATCTAAAAAGGACTTTGAAGAAAATAAGCAAGGAACATTAGAGTTGATTCAAGAAGCAACCAAAAAAAAGATGGATGGAAACCTTGCAAAACATATTGCTTATGTAAATCCACAAAAAGATACTGCAAAGCGTTGGAAGAAATACATCAAATCAAGTGCAAACACGTATGCAATCGGTAAAGATAAACTACCGGTATTCTTTACAAAAATAGTTCAAGAAGAAGTTAAAAATGTAGTAGGTGGTAAATCCACAATTGATGATTCTTGTAGAAAAGCTATTTCAAAGTTAGCAAATAGTGGAGTAAAGATTGTGGAATATGATACAGGAGTTAAAAGAAATGTGGATGTATGGGTAAGGCAACAAATGCAGTACGCAGAAAAGGAATCATCACAAGAAATTAATAATAAATGCGCTAAAGATATGGGAGTTACTGTATTTGAGTTTGACGCTCACGCAAACGCACGTCCAAGCCATAAGAAATGGCAAGGTAAACGCTACGACACGCAAGGGAAACTATATCCTAGCTTGTTTCAGTTAACACATGGAGAAGAAAAAGACTATGGATGTAGACACTTTGCTCAACCTGTATGGAATATTGATATGCCTTATGCCTACACAAAAGAGCAGTTAAAGAATATTGATACAAAGCCTTTCACATTCCAAGGGAAAAATTATGAAGGATATGAAGCTAGGCAGTATCAAAGAGAACTAGAAAGAAATATCAGAGCATTAAAGAGGGAAGTAATCTTATTGGACAATCAAGGATTAAGCAGTACAGAAGCCAAAATTAAGCTAAAACACGCAAATGCAGTATATAAAGCTTTTAGTTCTGAAATGGGAGATAGAGTACACAACGATAGGCTTAGAATCGGATAAAACGCTCACAATGTGAGCTATTATTCAATATAAAATATAGTTAGCCATAACCATACCGGAGAAGATTCGGTTTATAAAATACTTTAGGAGGGCAAAATGAAAAACATTATTGAAATTTTAAAAGAATCAAACATTGAATTAACCAAAGAACAAGAGGACTCAATTACAAAGCTAGTAAATGACAACTATAAGACGATTGCAGAGTTCGACAAGCAGAAAGAAAAGCTATCTTTAGCAGAGAACAACGCAAAGGAAATTCAAACAAAGTTTGATAATTTCAAAAAAAGCTATGATGGTGTTGATGTAGAAGAACTTAGAAATAAAATCAATACATTGACGAATGATATTGATACTCAAAAGACAAGCTACGAAACTCAGATTAGCAAAATGAATCTTGATTCTGTATTAAGTGCAAAAGCTAAAGAATACGGATGTAAAGATTTTGATTTAGCAAAATCACAATTCAACTATGACGATTTGCTTAAATCAAAAGACCAAACAAATGATATTGACAAAGCTTTCAAGAGTTTGAAAGAGAATAAGCCAATCTTATTTGATGAAGAACAAAATAAGCCTACTGCTACAGGCAATATTGTTGGAAGCAGTGGACAAGGAGAAAACCCAAACGCAGAAGATTTATTATTAAGACAAGTAATGGGTTTAACTACAGAAAAGAAATAAGGAGGATTTAATTAATACCAAATGAAATTGCGTTAGCTAAAACGTATGTCTCAAATTTGGATGAGGTATATAAGTTAGCATCAGTAACAGGTGATTTAAATGCAGACGCTACAATGGTAAGAGCAGGAGCGAACGCAAAAGAAATCATCTATCCACAAATTTCTGTTAAAGGTTTAGGAAACTATGATAGAAATAGTGGTTATACATCTAACTCAGTGAAATTAGAATGGAAAACTGCAACATTTGACTACGATAGAGGAACTAAAATCTCAGTTGATACACAAGACAATGCAGAATCAATGAATATTGCGTTCGGTAGAGCAGGAGCGGAATTAATGCGTACAAAGGTTGCACCGGAAGCAGACGCTTACACATTCGCTAAGATTGCAGGCACAACAGGAATCACAAAAGTTTCAGAAGATTATGCAAGTGCAGAAGAGTTCTTGAGTGCATTATTAAAAGCAGTTACTAAAATGGATGAGGATGAAGTGCCAAGTGAACAACGTATCTTGTATTCTACTCCTACATTATTGAATAGCGTTAAAGCTTTAGATACTTACAAATCACGTGAAGCTTTACAAGGATTCGCAAAGGTAGTTCCTGTACCTGCTAGTCGTTTCTATACAAAGATTAAATTGTTGAGTGGAGCAGATACAGAAGAAGAAGGTGGATATACTAAAGCAGAGGATGGACACGTTATCAACTTCTTGATTGTTCATAAACCTTCTGTTATGAAATGGGATAAACACATTGTTTCAAATGTAATTCCTGCAAGCAATAACATTGAATCAGATTCAGATGTATTGAAATATCGTAAGTATGGAATCGTTGATGTATACGCAAATAAGGTAGCAGGTATTTACTTATCTGCTAGTGCGAAGTAATGGCTACAGAAATCGGTTGGGGTTATCCTTCTAAAGTTGAAAAGCCTAAAAAAGGAAAACCTAAAACAAAAGAGGAAGCTAAACCTCAAAATGAAAAATAGCTTAAAAAGGGGGTTGTAAAATGAACAATATTTTAGATTGGGAATATTACAATTCCCATTTTCCTAAATTCGATGAAAATCAATTCAATCAGTATTCTTACAAAGCAGAAGCAATGGTATTGAAGTATGTGAATGTTGATTCTATTAACGAACAGAACGAAAGCACTTTAAAAGATTGTATCTGTGATGTATTAAACAATGTAATCTTTCAAGATTCAATTGATGGTGTATCAAGTATCTCAAACGGTGGATATTCCAAAAGCTTTATAAACACTACACACTCAGATAAAAGAAACGTGCTTGAGGATATTATAGCCTTTTGGTTAGGTGATACAGATATAATGAAAGAAAGATGGATTGCATTATGACAGGATTCTTTGAGGATTCAATTACACTTGTAAATCACTACTATGATACATTGACGAGAGAAGATAGGTTTCAAGCTTCTATCCTTGATAAATGTATGTGGAGACAATCTACTGTTAGAACTGCAAACGGTAATATTCTGAGCATAGCCACATCCACAAATATTACCATTCTATATCGTGAGGGATATGTTGAACCTTACGAATATGCAAAGCTTTCAAATGATGAGAAACAAAAGCACTTCACATTAAATACAGATAAAACAGATTTCGTATTCTTTGGAGAAGTCGAAGAAGATTTATCTAACATCAAGGCAATCAATGAAGCTAAAAAGAAATACAAATGGACAACGATTCAAAGCGTAACAGATTGTACGAATGTCGATATGTTGAAGCATTGGGAGGTTGTCGGTCAATAGGAATTAAAGTCAAACTTGATGTTGAATCAATTCCCCAAATTAAGCAATCAAGAGGACTAGAAGAACGTGGACGAGTTCAACAAATGATTGATTCTGAAGTCATTAGGCTTATGTCCCCTTATACGCCTAGAGACACAGGAGCATTAATTAACTCGGCTACAAGATTAACTCAAATCGGTAGTGGATTAGTAAAGCAAGGTGGGCCAAGTGCTCCATATGCTAGACGGTGGTATTACAACAAAGAGAATGCTCATTTCGTAGGAGGTAAAACAGACCATTGGTTTAAAAAAGCTATGCGAAATGGTGGGACAGAAACAATCTTAAAGAAAGCGCAACAAATGATAGGAGACGGAGAATGACAGTATCAAAAGCATTGATTCAATGGCTATACGGCTACGGAAATATACAGATAGATGAACGTATTGAAACGGATGTTTTAGCGCAACAAGCTATCTCTTATGCATTGTATAAAGAACCTAATGCAATTGTAGATACATACATTGACGGTTCTCAAATGCGTACAGAATACTATACATTTCTAGCACGTAGGAATACACAAATCGAAGCCGAAAGGCAAGACAACAATTCCTTTTTAGAAGAATTGGAAGAATGGATTGACGAAAAGAATTTAAATGGAGAATTACCACAACTAGACGGAAACAGACATTGTGATGATGTTTCCGTTTCAAGTGGTTTATATCTATACACAAATGAGGATAGTCAAGCAGTATATGCGTTAACTATTCAAATCAAATACAGAAAGGAGCTTAATTAATAGCAACTCAAGGAACTGAAGTAACTACAGGACAGACAGTCAAGAAGTATATGATTGGATTGTTCTTACAAATGGGAGAAGGTTACAAGCGAATTAAAAAGTCTACAACTTTAGATATTTCATTCAATAGTGAAACTGAAACGTATGACTTTATCGCAGATAAGAACCCAACAGAATCATTAAAGAGTTATTCACCTCAGATTTCGCAAGATTTAACAATGATTAAAGGCGAAGATGACTTTGAATACATTTACGAACAAATGATGAAATCCGTACCAAACAACGAAGAAGTAAATACAAAAGCTTTACTTGTATTCATGTTTGACGGAGACAAAACAAAAGGCTATAAAGCGTGGGAAGTTGACGCTAAATTGATTTTCGACACATTGAGTGGCGTCGATTCAAAAATCAACTTCAACATTAACTTTGCAAGTGATATTCGTGTCGGTACTGCAAAGGTAGCAGATGGAACAGTAACATTTACAGAAGGTACATCAGAAGTATAAAGAAAGAAGAGGTAAATCATGAATAGAATCACGTATGAAGGGAAGCAGTATGAAATCCCACCTAAAACAATTGAAGTTTTAAAAGCAGAGGACGCTTGTAACGCATTTCACGCAACGCATGAAGAAGCATATCGAGCTAAATTCGACTATCTGAAAACAGTATTAACAGATGAACAAATTGAAAGCATGTTAGGCAGTACAGACTTTGAACAGGTTGATTTGATGGAAGTATTGTATATTGTCAATTTGATTGATGATGAATATTCAAAGAAAACGTATGAACAGTTAGAAAAGAAATTAAAAACAACATTCGGAACAAATGGAATGAAGCAATTTCTTGACGCAAGCAAAACTGTTTCTAGCATTTCGGCGAAGAAATGATTGATTTACGCATAAAAGGCTTGCCAAATAGCATTCAGTCGCTAGATGGCGAGCCTATTTTATTAAATACAGATTTTCGCTTGTGGATAAGATTCTATGAAGAATTAGAACGATTCAACAATCATGTTATTGATAAAGTAGATTGTTCTTATTTATTCGTAAATGAACCACCCATCATAGATAAGCATATATTAAAAGAGTTAGAACGATTCCTATATAACCCTTCTAGTACGCCTAGAAGTGATTCTACAGGCGTTAAGACATTAGACTATGTACAAGATGGTGAATATATTTATTCGGCTTTTATGCAACTTTACGGCATTGATTTAACGGAATGTGATATGCATTGGCACAAGTTCTTAGCACTAGCCAATAATATAGTTGGTGATTCAACTTTATGGGGATATGCAAAGAGCGTTAGAGGATATGAAAAACCTTCAAAAAATGATACACAAGATAAAGCATATCAAAGAGCAAAAGAAGCGTGGTCTTTCCCAATCGAGTTAACAATAGAGGAACAAGAAATGAAAGATGAATTTGATTCATATTTTGATGTTTAGAAAAGGAGGTGGCAAATTGAATATCAGACGGAACATTAAAGTTTGATACAAAGATAGACACAAGTGGTCTAGAGAATGGTATTAAATCTGTAAAGGTTGTATCAAGTGAAGCCACAAATGCTATCAAAGATACTTCAAAAGCGATTGATAAGCTAGGTTCTGATGGTTCAAAAGCACCGCCAAAAATTAAAGATAAACTTAAAGATTTAAATGATGAGCAAAAGAATACACAAACAGAAACGCAAGAAACAGGTTCAAAGTTTGATGTATTTAAACAAGTAGGAAGCAGTGCCTTAGAGTCAATTCAAGGTGGATTTGACGGACTATTAGGAAAGATTCAGAATATTAGTCCGGAAGCTACTGCAATCACTGAAACTTTAACAGGTTTAGGCGTTGGAGGTGTCGTTGGTGTCACTGCCGTAGCAGGAGCTATCGGTGGTATGGCACTAGCTATTAAAACAGGTGTTAATCAAGCTATGGAACTAGATGACGCTATGGCTAAATTCCAAGCTCAAACAGGTGCTTCAAGCAATGAAATGAATAAATTTAAAAACATTGCTCGTGATGTTTGGTCAAACAATTTCGGCGAAAATGTTTCAGACGTAGCCGATATGATGGCACGTGTCAAACAACAAATGCAAGGTATAAGTGATGTCGATTTAAAGAATGTAACTGAGGATTTATTGACATTAAGAGACACATTCGGAATGGACGAGAACGAAACATTAAGAGGTGCTCAACAATTAATGAAGCAGTTCGGAATTACTTCTCAAGAAGCTTTTGACCTTATGGCTACAGGTGCTCAGAATGGTTTGAATAAGTCGGATGAATTAGGCGATAACATTTCGGAATACTCCGGTAAATTTGCTCAAGCAGGATATTCGGCAAAAGAATATTTCCAATTAATGCAAAATGGTTTAGATGGTGGAGCTTATAACCTTGATAAAGTTAACGACGCAATCAATGAAGTTACCACAAGGTTAGTTGATGGAACTATCGAAGGAGCTTTAGATAGTTTTGATATCAAGACGCAAGATGTATTTAAGGCTTGGCAAGAAGGAAGAGCAACTCAGAAAGATGTTGTAAATGCGATTGTAGAAGATATTTCAAAGACTACAAATGAGCAAGAAAAGTTGAATAAATCGGCAACGGCTTTCGGTACAATGGGAGAAGATTTCAACGCCGGATTTATTGAATCCTTAACTACGGTAGGAAATAAATATAAAGATGTAGAAGGAGCAATGGATAAAGTCAAAGATATTGCAAATGGTGGCTTAAAGAACGCTTTAAGTGGCTTAGGACGTACATTTCTTGATTCATTTACTCCAATAGGCGAACTTATTACCCCTATTCTTGCAGGTATCATCGGATTAATTACAGTAGCTATACAAGGTATTCAACAAGGATTTGCTAAAGTTGGTGAAGTTATTTCAAGTGTATTAAGTAAGATTGATACAAGTGGAATTACAGAATTAACAAGTCAAGTTTCCGAAGTGTTAGCTCCTGCGTTTGATGAGGTAAAAAAAGCGATTGACGAAATGAAAGTTGCACTTGAGCCTATTGCAAAAGAAATTTTAGGTAAAATTGGTAACGCAATTCAAAATGTTGTTAACCAAGCTCAAAAGATTCTTAGCGTTGTAGGACCACCGATTCTAGCAATTATTAAGAAGATTATTCAAACAGTTATCGGCATGATTCCTGTAATAACATCTATCCTTCAAATTGTGGGAAGTGTGGTAAGTGGAATCATTTCATTTATAACTATGGTTGTGACGTATGTAGGAACTGCGATTGCAACTATACTTGGATTTATCATGCCTATTGTTCAAATCGTAGCTACAATTGTAGCGAATATTTGGTCTGTAATATTAACGGTTGCTCAGAATATTTGGAGTAAGGTTAGTGAAATAGTTACTGCAATTATTGGATTCGTAAGCAATTTGTTTAAAACAGTTTCGGACATCATAAACAATATTTGGAGCAAGATTCAAGATACAATGAACAGAGTAGGAGATAAAGTTAAAGGCGTTATTGATAATATCAATAAATATTTCAATAATGTTAAGAGTACTGTTTCTGATGTATTTAATGGCATTTGGTCTAAAGTTCAAGATGTCATGGACAATGTAGGAAATAAAATTTCAAATGTTCTACAAGGAATACAGAATGCATGGAGCGGTTTAAAAGGGTTTGTAGGTGGTGTATTCAGTGGAATTGAAGGAGCAGTTAGTTCATTAGTTGGAAGTGTAAAAGGAATGGTAAATGGAGTTATCGGTGGCATTAACGGCGCAATCGGTATCATCAATAAGATTCCCGGAGTTCACATTGGAAAGATTCCAAGACTAGAGCGTGGTGGTGTATTGAAGCGTGGTCAGATTGGTTTGTTGGAAGGTAACGGAGCAGAAGCAGTCGTACCATTAGAAAAAAATAAAGCGTGGATTCGTGCCGTTGCTAAAGATATGGCTCAAATCATGCCTAGCGTAACAACAAATAACAATGGACAGACTATCAACTTCTACAATAAAGTTCAAAGTCCGGATGAAATCGCTAGAATGTTACGTATGCAAGCAAGATATGGATATGGAGGTGTAGTTCAATAGATATCAATAAGGTAAGAGTTATCGTCCGTAGGGATGATGGCAAAGAATTTGAAATCGACAACAAAAGATGGAGAATACCATCTAGTGATGGTTTAGATGGATTTGATTATGTAGCACCTTCATATACAACACAAGACAATGCATTCGGAAACGGTGCTAGATTAATCGGTTCACGTATTCCAACAAAAGAAAGAAGTGTGAAAGCTACCTTTAAAGGCTCGCTAGAAGAAAAAAGAGAAGAAAGGGAGAAGCTACGGCGCTTCTTCCAATATTCTCATGTATTTGATGTGATAGTTGAGTATATGGGAGAAAAGAAATATTGCAGAGGAAGACTATATGCGTATAGCTTGCCTACCGTTAATATCTACAAAGATTTAGAGCTTAACTTTACGATTCTATGCACGCAACCTTTATTGCTTTCATTTGATGATTTCGCAAGGAATATCGCAGAAATTGGTGAAGGTTTAGCGTTCAATTTTGAAATACCGGAAACAGGCGTAAACTTTGGAACGTTTACATTCGCTAGAGAAATCTATATTGATAATCAAGGCGATACAGAAACATACTGTAGAGCCGTTATTGAAGCGTTTGGAGAGGTTACAAATCCGAAACTATTCAACAAAGATAAATATATTCGTGTATTAGATACGCTACACAATGGTGATGTGTTAGAAATTGATTTAGTTTCTGAGCCTATTTCGATTAAAAAAAATGGTGTGAATTGTATAGGCAAAGTAGACAGAACCTCATCATTCAATGATATGACGATTCAGTTAGGCGAGAATATCATAGGATACACGGCAGACAATGGAGATACGAACCTAGCTTGTACGGTTTATTACAATGAAAGGTATTTAGGTTTATAGTATGTCTTACTTTGGATTAGATAAAGATTTCAATATCGTTACACATCTAGCACCTTATAACGTGCAGTGGAATAGGCGATATTATGAAACAGGAGATTTCGAGATTTATATTGATATAGGGCAGTATTCAAGCGATATTAAATATATTTATTCTACTGAGGATAAAGAGTTAGGAATCGTTGAAATACCACATTATTCAGTTTCAAACAACACAAAACAAATGTTGTTAAAAGGTTCATTTTTTGAAAAGATTCTAGCAGATGATTGTATTTATCCTACATTCTCTAGTAGCGGAAAAATTGTTGATGTGGTCAAAAAGCTATTAGACAAGTATTGCTCATGGGAAATGGGATATAGATATGATGAATCCATTACCGATAGAGTAGATTTTCAAGAAACAGGAGCAAACCTTGATACAAAGCTTTATGAGTTATTGTATCCGTTAGAATTGTCTTTCCGCATAGAATATGACTATGTATCAAGTACGTTCACATTCGTGTTGTATCGAGGGCGTGATTTAACCCAAAACAATACAGACGGAAACAACTTCGTTACATTTTCAACAGAGTTTGGAAACATTGAAGAACCGGACGTTATGATTGACTCAAGTAAATACAAGAACTATGCAATCATTTGTGGCGAAGGACAATCAGAAGAGCGTATATACGTTGAATATGACGCTAGAATAGATAAGAATGAAAGAATCAAAAAGTTATTCGTAGACGCACGTTCTGAGCGTATGGGGGATGATGTGACACTTGATGAATATAAAAAGGTACTTATTCAGAAAGGAATTGAAAAACTAGCAGATTGTCAAATTCAAGAAAATGTGAATTTCGGATTGAATACTGATTCATACGAATACAAAGTTGATTTTGATTTAGGTGATAAAGTTGATGTTATAGTAGCAGATATTGGACTAGTAATGACTGCGAGAATTAGAAATATATTTGAAGTCATTAAAAGTGGATATAGAACCTTAGAATTAGAGGTTGATAATTTAAAAATCATGTAAGGAGTGAATTTAATAGAAAAGAAAAATGGAGGATTTAAACAAATAACAAGAAGTATGTATTTTCTAGACAAGATGAATGCAATTGGTGGTGTAGCCGTTGCCGTATTAACATACGTATTAGGTGAGCATTGGTATTTATTTGCGTTCTTCTTATTTATGAACGTCGTGGATTATATTACAGGGTGCATGAAGTCGGCGATTAATCACAAAATCAATAGCAATAAAGGATGGATTGGAGTCCTTAAAAAGCTAGGCTATTGGATTATGATTGTAGTTGCGTTCACGTTCAGTGCATTCTTGGTAGAGATTGGAAAAATGCTAGGAATTGATTTCCATGTAACTACATTATTAGGTTGGTTTGTATTGGCTTCTTTATGTATTAATGAAGTGCGTAGCATTATTGAGAACCTTGTACAATGTGGATATAGTGTGCCTAGTGTATTAACTAAAGGTTTGGAAGTAGCGGATAAAATCGTTAACGAAGACAATGACGAATCAAGTACCTTGGAATAAGATTATTTTAGAAGAGTTTATTAATCTAGCTTTATTAACTAAAGATGAAGAAATGATTCTAAGAACAAGAATATACGGATGGACAGTTAGAGAACAAGCCGACAGATTGAATATGAGTGTTTCTAGTGTAAATAGAATCATCAAAAGAATAAAGAACAAGTATGATGAAGTAGAGAAGTATAGCGCAGTCCTACCACCAAGAAAAAGCAGTGAAAAAGAAATGTATCTAGATAAAAATTAAGAGGTTGAAAAGCCTCTTTTTTTTGACATTTATCTGATATTAATGTGAAAACAAACTGAGACTGCCTATGAATATAATTAGGAGTGTAAAGAGGTGAGCAAAATGTATAATCCAATCAATGACAGAATTAACAATTTAATGAATCAAAAGCAGATGATTGAATCGCAGTTACAAAACATTCAACAGTTAGCAAATATTCCACCTATTAATATTAACAACCAAATCACGCCTAACATGGCATTGAATGATTTCAATGGAAAATGGGTTAATAACGAACAAGAAGCAAGGAATATGATGGTGAATGGTTTGCCTAGTATTATGCTAGATAGAAATGATTCAGTATTCTATATGAAGTCTTTAGATGGCAGTTTCAAGAAATACAGATTCCAAGAAGAAACAGAGCCAAAGAAAGACAACATAGAACAACGCTTAGACAAGCTAGAAGCTATGATATTAGGTCTAACAAACGGAAGTAATATAAATACAAAGGCAGAGAAAGAAACGCCTAGAAAGGAGCTTAAAGCGTGAATCCTTTAATGAATATGATGAACCCTCAACAAATGTTGTTGGGTATGTTACAACAAAGAAATCCACAAGCATTTAATCAAGTTCAACAATTAATGCAAAGTGGGCAGAATCCCCAAGTATTGCTAAGTAATATGATGGGGAATTTAACGCCACAACAAAAACAACAATTTGAATCAGTGGCTAGTCAATATGGGCTAAAACGCTAATTGCGTTGAAAGGAGGAAATATAAATGGAAAGCATGAATGGTATTCAACCAATGTACGATTTAGCAGACAGAAACAACAATGAATTTGGTGGAGGATATTGGATTTGGATTATCCTTTTATTCTTACTTTTTGGTGGAAATTGGGGTAACAATGGCAACTTGCAGAATGATGAATTAATGAATCAAGAATTTATTAAGCGTGATTTGTTCAACACAAATCAAAATGTATCTAGCCAAGGCTATCAAAATTCAAGAGACATTCTAGAAAGCCGATACACGACACAATTAGGTTTGCAGAATCTAGGTCAACAGAACCAAGAATGTTGTTGTGCAACGCAAAGAGCGATTGATGGAGTAAACGCACAAAGTTTCAAGAACACGTGTGATATTACCACTGCAATTCACTCAGAAGGCGAAGCAACAAGAGCATTAATCAATGCGAACACAATGCAAGAATTGCGTGATAAATTAGCAGACAGAGACAGAGATTTATTAACTGCAAACTTCCAATTAAGTCAACAGGCACAATCTGCTAATATCATTAACACATTGCAACCAACGCCAAAACCTGCATATCTTACTTGCTCACCTTATTATGCGTATAATATGACAGGTTGTGGATGTAACCAAATCTAGCTCGAAAGAGATTAGGCAATAGCCTTTGGATTATAGGGTAGTCGAAAGGCTACCCGTTTATTTTATATAGGAGGAAAAGAAAAAATGATTAATAGTATAGCAACGGCAATTCAGACAGTAGCAAATGGACAAAATGTATTATTTCCAACAGATAGAGTAAGAACGAAATCTTGCCAATGTGCTTGTAAAGGTTGGCTTGCTCATGATGTAGGAAGTGGATTATTTACGTTAACAAAACAAGGAATCTATGAGGTAGAATATACGGCAGATATTACAAGCGCAACAGTAGGAGTAGCTTCTTTAGAATTAGAACAGAATGGAGAAGCAGTAGGAGGAACAGAATCTTTATATAATGTAGCTACTGCAAGTGCATACGGAAATGTAAGTGGAGCAACATTGATTCAAGTACCTTGTGGAGCTTCTTATACAATCACGCTAGGAAACAACAGTGGCTTAGATTTATCTGTTCAGAATGCAAATATCATCATTAAGAAATTAGCGTAGGTGTATCATGCAAGAGGTTAGAAAAAGGAATCTAGACCTCTTAACGGAAGCAATGAGAGGACTAGAAAAAGGATACAATGATTTAGATTTTAAAGTCATGAGCCAAGCTTTAGACAATATCAAAGATATTGATACAATACTAGCTATGAGTGATGGAAGAACTGCTATAAACGCATTAAGAACAAATGATACAAATATTGAAGGAACAGAAATTGACGACAATATCGCATTGATGAATAGCCATTTCAGAAAATATATAGAAGCAAAAAAAGAATATCGAAAAGATAACAATGAAATAGATAAGCGAAATTCTATTCGTGAGTTAGAAGCTTTTTTGAATGCTATGTATGGAATCTTGGAGGAAATGAAAACATCTAGCGACTTTCAAGAAGAAAGAGAAATGGTAAGAGATAAATTAAGAGAAATGTTCTCTGTATATCAGTGATAAAAAACCTCTTTTATGTGCTATAATTGGTACATAAAGGAGGATTTTTTTAATAAATTATCAAAATTTCAAAAAAGCCGTATTAGGCAAAGCTTTCGACATTGACGGATACTATGGTGCTCAATGTTGGGACGGATTCGCAAAGTACATGATTGATTTAGGATATAAGGCTATCCATTGTACAACGAGCAAATTTGTGAAAGACATTTGGAACAATCGAAAAACAAATGGTATCTTGAACTATTGTAATGAGGTCTCAATTATGCAACCTGGAGACATTGCGGTATTTAAAGAAGTAGCAGGATGGACTCCATATTCACATATCGCAATCTTTGATTCTGATATTGACGGAAAGCAAGGATGGTTCTTAGGACAGAATCAAGGTGGAAAGAATGGAGCATTTACCTTATGTAAATTGCCTTATTATGCTACATTCGATACTGCGTTTAGACCTAAATGTTTCGCAAATAGTGGAGCTACAAGTCCAAGCATTCCACAACCTGTAGAAGCAATTGACCAAATTTTGCACGCAGGTTCTTACGTTACATCCGTACAAATGAAGATTGGAAATCAAGGCTTGAAACAAATCAATGGCGATTTATGCGCATACCTTGCACCATTGGGTGGTTGGTTTCCGATTCGCTTAGTTGATAAGGTACGTAATTCCGATGGATATAATGACAATGTATTGCATACCACAAATGCCGTTGTCTATGTAACTAGAATTCGTGTTGATGAAGTCAATGTACAAAAGAATCTTGCGAAAATCGGTGGAATTTGGGTAAATTGTGGACCTTTAATTGAAGTTGCATAAATTACATATAAAACCTTAAACTATTTTTCGTATATTAGACCGTATGATTCTGTACGGTCTTTTTTTTATGTGCTATAATATATATGGCTTTGAGGTTAATATTCATTTTGATGTTAATCTATGGTAGCTCTGTTTATACAGGGCTTTTTTTATTTTCCTAAGACACATTTAATAAAACAGGATATAGACATCATTAATGTCAAATAGACTTGTACAATTTACCTGTAAGTGAGGT